AAACCCAGGTTCTCAGGTATGATAAATACTTAAAAGAGAATACTTATGGCTACAAGTTCAAGACAATCAGCATTATTTGGCGTAAATGACTGGAAAGCCATTTACCAAACCTTCCGTGAGGCAGATTTTAGAAGCTACGACTATGAAACATTACGTAAGAGTTTTATAGATTACTTACGTGCATACTATCCTGAAACCTTCAACGACTATATTGAAAGTTCAGAATTCATCGCCCTACTTGACGTTATGGCGTTCATGGGACAAGGTCTTGCTTTCCGAAATGACTTAAACACCCGTGAAAACTTCATGGATACTGCTGAACGTAGAGATAGTGTTATCAAATTGGCTAATCTAGTAAGCTATACTCCTAAACGTAATTTAGAATCACAGGGTTATTTAAAAGTAACTAGTATTCAAACTTCACAAAATATTACTGATTTAAATGGATTCAATTTAAGTAATATTCCTATTTTATGGAATGATCCTGCTAACCCATATTGGTTAGAACAATACAATACAATCATTAATGCTGCATTAATTAACACACAACGAGTTGGATTACCGGCTAATACAGCACAGATTCTTGGTGTAAAAACTGACGAATACACATTACAAATTCCAGCAGGAAGTTTACCTGTTATCCCGTTTAATTCACAAGTTAATGGTATAAACATGAATTTTGAATTGTGTAGTGTAAGTACCGTAGGTGAAGATTATGTATATGAAATTCCACCTGCACCTACTAACAGATTCAATATGCTATATCGCAATGATAAACTTGGGTATGGCAGTCCAAACACAGGATTCTTCTTTTATTTCAAACAAGGATCATTAACTAATTTTGATTTTACCTTGCAGCAACAAATTGCTAATCAAACAATTGATATTGATATACAAGGTATCAACAATACTGATACATGGTTATATGAAATTAGCAGAACAAATGGTGCATTTGGTTTATGGAAAAAAGTAGATAATATTTACGCTGATGCATACTTACAAACTGAAAGCAGTATTAAGAAAATCTTTTCAGTTAACAGTAGATTCAATGACCAAGTAACTTATGTATTTGGCGACGGTGTGTTTAGTGATATCCCTGTTGGTAACTTTAGAGCATATGTTCGTGCTGGTAATGCACTAACATATACTATCCAGCCAACTGAAATGCAAGGTATATCTATATCATTTAATTATGTAAATAGAGTTGGTGTACAAGAAACATTAACGCTTGGACTATCATTACAAGTTCCAGTATCAAATGCTCAAGTGCGTGAATCAATTGCTGATATTAAGCAACGTGCTCCAAGTCGTTACTATACTCAGAATCGTATGGTCAACGGGGAAGATTATAATAACTTCCCTTACACATTGTATAGTTCAATTATTAAATCAAAAGCTATTAATCGTAGTAGTGTTGGTGTAAGTAAAAATTTAGATTTATTAGATCCAACTGGTAAATATAGTAGCACCAATAGTTATTCCAATGACGGTGGATTATGGTTAGACAATACAGAAGGTTATTCATTACTTACTATTAATAACCTTAGTGATATTACTACATTCTTAACAGATACTTTAGCTGCTATCTTAGCTGATAACAGGTCTTTACAATATTATATTCAAAATTATCCTAGATATGCAATTGGACCTAGTTCAGATACTAGTTTAGTAAGTGATCCAAATGAAGGTACAGTATATTGGCATGCCAGTACAGTAGATGCTAACAGTTTAACTGGTTATTTTTATAACATAATAAACGGTGGTGATAACCCAATACCAATTGGTACATACTCAACATACAATACAAAGTATATAACTAAAGGTGCTTTATTAAAATTCAAAGCGCCGGCAGGTTACTATTTTGATAATACCAATAGATTACTAAGTGGCGTTCCGGGCGCCAGTGGTAAAACATATATTTGGACTACTGTATTAAATGTAATCGGTGACGGTTACAATAATGGATTGGGTCAATTTGCAAACGGCACAGGTGCAATAACATTGAATGGTTATGTACCATCAGTGGCAATAATTACAACAGTAATACCAGCATTTGAAAACACATTGCCTAACTCAGTTATAAATGATTGCACTATCAGATTAGAATTGCAACAAAACTTTACTTTGGTTTTTAATAATTCATTAACTATTGCACAAACTCGTTGGAGTGTAGAATCAGTTACTAATTCAAACTATTTTGTAAAATTTGAAAGTAACGGCAATAGATATACGGTTACATATCGTGCATTAGCATATTATTTTGGTAGTGTAGCTGATACTAGATTCACATATGAATCAGGTAAGCTAGTATATGATCCATTCTCTGGTGTAATTTTACAAGATTTTGTAAAAGTATTAACTACTAATACACAGCCAGGATCTAATTATCCTTTAACTGAACCAGTAACTGCTAGTATCATTGGTCAAACGGTTGAAAGTGATGGGTATATTAATGACTTTGAAGTAGAAGTCGCTAGTATAGATGTGTACAACAGATCCGTATTAAATAATCCTGACTTCTTTAATGAGATTACTGGTTATATTACCGGCAATAGTAATATAGGAGTTTATTCATTTTTTGTAACTACACAAGATGCAATTAATTTAACTAGATTACAATTGATACCTTCAACCAGTTTGAATTATCAATTTGCTACAAAAACTCAAATTGAAGTTGTAAAATATGAATATCCTGCTGGTCAATTATTTTATGCATATAACGAAAATGCATTTTATATAACTGTTCAAGATCCAATGATTGCTACTCCATACTATACATTGGTTATTCAACCGCAATACAGTATGAAGCCTGGGCGTCAAGGATTACAATTCCAATATCGACACAACAGTAATAACACTACACGTATTGATCCGGCTACAACTAATATTATTGATTTATACGTAGTTACTCAGGCATATTATACTCAGTATCAAAATTGGATACAAGATACTACTGGAACAGTTCCTATGCCAACTAGACCAACCATTAATGATTTGTCTACTGCATACAGTCAAATTCAAGATTATAAAATGTTATCTGATAGTGCGATAATAAACAGTGTAGTGTTTAAACCATTATTTGGTGCTAAGGCTGCGGTTGAATTACGCGGCACAATTAAGGTTATTAAAAATTCTAACACTAATGCCAGTGATAGTGAAATTCGTAGTGCAGTATTAACACAAATGAATAATTATTTTAATATTAACAATTGGCAATTTGGTGACACTTTTTACTTTAGTGAATTGAGTGCATACATTCATGCCAATATTGGAGAGTTAGTAAGTTCTTGTGTATTAGTACCTAATGATCCTACGTTAAAATTTGGAGATTTATATGAAATTAAATGCTTGCCATATGAGATATTTGTAAACGCAGCCACATCAAATGACGTGGTTGTAATCGCAGCATTAACACCCGCTGAATTACAAATAGCATAAGTAATATATAGCAACAGAGATTATTAAAATGGCAACAAGAATAAGAACACTAAATTTTTTACCAGAGATATTTAAAACAGAAACCAACGCACAGTTTTTAGCTGCAACATTAGATCAACTAGTTGCACAGCCAAATACTAAAAAAGTTGAGGGTTATATAGGTAGTAAGTTTGGGTATGGTATTAATGCTAAAGATTATTATGTAACTGAACCCACTAAAACTAGGGTTGATTACCAATTAGAGCCTGGTGTTGTTTTCTTAAAAGAAAATCAAACAACAGCAAAAGATTTCATTAGTTATCCTGGTATAATTGATGCATTAAAACTTGAAGGTGGGGTGACCGCCGACAACAATCGTTTATTCAATAGTCAATTCTATTCATGGGATTCGTTTACCAACCTAGACCCTATAATTAATTTCAATCAATATTATTGGTTGCCTGAAGGACCAGAACGTGTAATTGTTTCCTCAGATATTGTATATAACAGTTCAAGTTATGTTATACAAGATGAAGCTACGTATTATTTGATTTCATCGGATATTGATTCGATCCCTGCATCTAATCCATCTCTAACGTTATTGAGAGGCGGTACATATACATTTACTGTAAACCAAGATACTCAATTCTGGATACAAGGCGAGCCGGGTATTACTGGGTTAAGCCAAACACAACATAATGTACAAACTCGTGATGTATATGGTGTTACAAATAATGGTGCATCTCAGGGTGTTGTATCATTCACAGTACCGGAAAAAAATGCATTAGATGGGCAAATATTTCCTGGTAATAACAGAGTTGATGTAGTATCTACTATTCCTTTTAGTCAACTAAACGGAGCTTTTGTAAATGCAATTGGTGGCATTGACGGTATAACTTCATTAGATGGTCTAACTGTAATGTTTTACAACACCGGCACATATGATGAAATTGGATACACAAATAAATTTTACGACCAAACATTATATGATGAAGAAGGTGGTGTTCCGTATGTAGAAGCAACCGATTACCCTGGCTCATCTATTTTTGATAATAATTATGAAGGTGGATTTTATACTCCGGTCAATGCTAATTTTTATACTATAACTTTATTGGGTGAAATAGATAATCCTATCATCCAATTAACTCCATCCTCTGCTATTCCAATTGAACAACAAATAACAGTTGCGTATGGTACTGATTGGGCTAATAGAAATTTTTATCGTAGTGCAATTGGTGAAATAACATTAGAGCCATACAATAGTCCTATTTTAAATACCTTATATTATCAAGATGGTTCTTCACCTACTAAAGTAGGTATTATTAATATTATTGATAACAATACTACAAATCAGATTGATGTAATTAATAATATTTTAGGTAAAAAGAATTATACAGCACCAAATGGTGTTGTGTTTACTAATGGATTGAAAGTATTATTTCAAGGTAATGTTTTCCCTGAAAGTTATAATAATCAAGAATACTATGTAGAGGGTGTGGGTACTTCAATTGAATTAATACCAGTTACTACATTAGTATCACCGGGTTTATTCTCAGAAGGTGAATATATACCATATGACACTTTGTCATATGATATTGGAAATTATGATAGTAGTTTGTATATTCCTATAGAGCCTGACTATATTACTATTGCTAGAAATTCTATTAATAGAAATGCATGGTCAAGAAGTAACCGATGGTTTCATATTAATGCTATTAATGCATCCGCAAAATATAACAACAATCCTAGCTTAGTTACACAATATACACAGATTGATAACAAAGCAAAACGTCCAATTATTGAATTTTATCCTAATATTCGTTTATTTGATTCAGGTGCTGTGGGCAAAGATCCAATTGATTTTATTGATACCAAAACAACAGACGCATTTACATATGTAGCAGGTCAAACTAATTATTATCCAGATGTTGCTGGATGGACTACTTATAACGCTACAATTGCGCCTGTTACTAGCGCAATTACTTCAAAAATAGCAACCGCTACCTATGCATTATTGAATCAAGTTACCTTAAATAATGTAGTTGGTTTACATGTAAATGATACTATAACATTTGGCGGATCTGTGTTTGGTGGAATTTCTTCCGCTACTACATATTATATCACTGGTATTGTTGATAATAATATTACAATCTCTACCTCAAGACAAGGTACTAATTTAGTATTATCAACTGCAAGTGGTACTATGTCTACTTCTATATATTCATATAGCACTACTATTACAATACCTACAATTGATGTATCTGGATTATTTGAAGTAGGACAATATTTAACTGATTCTACTAATTTATTACCTGAGATTACATTTATTACTGCTGTTACAACAGTAGGGTCAAACACAATAATAACTATTTCCTGGGATAATTATTCTGTAATTCAAGCTACGTCAGTTGCATCAATCGTAACTGCTGATACCCCGTTGTCAAACTATGCTCTTTTTAACGGATCAAGAATAGTATTTGCAACTGATTCTGATGCAGCAGTTAGAAACAAAATATATATTTCACACTTTTCTATAGTAACTCCGGGCACTGCTCCAATCATTACTCTAACAGAAGCATCTGATGGGCTAGTATTACCAGATGAACAAACTGCGGTATACAGAGGATATAATTATAAGGGCAAAGATTTCTATTTTAATGGTGAAGTGTGGACTGAAGGCCAACAAAAAATCACAGTTAATCAAGCACCTAAGTTTGATGTGTTTGATAGTAACGGAATAAGTTTTGGTGATACTACCGTTTATGTTGGTACTTCATTTACAGGATGTACATTATTTTCATATGGTTTAGGCACTGGTGCTAATGATACAGTATTGGGATTTCCTTTAAGATATAGTTCAGTAGATAACGTTGGTGATATTAGTTTTGACGTAACATTAAACTCCGCTTCTTTTAATTATGTAGAGGGAACAAAATCAATCAATCAAAAAGTTAATACAGGTTATGTATTTAATTATGTAAATCTTCCAACTGTTGGTATAAAACCGCAAAGAGAAATTGGTTGGCAAACTGCTGTTTCTCTTAGTGCCCAATATCAAATTTTTGAATTTAATTATGATCCAATAGCAACAGGTAATATATTTACGTGTGATATTGCACCAATTGTTACTAATCCAACTAAATGGCCCTTAATACAAGTTTATATTAAT